TCTGGAAGTTTCATTGTGTTTAGCCAGTATAAATAGTTTCCTTTAGGATCATTAACAAAATAAAGTTTGACTACTTCTTTATCCATTTTCATTAGTGCATCATATTTTGACTTCTCTAACATTTTTTCTTCATAATATTTATTACGAAACTTCATTTCTATTACACAAGGATTTCCCTTTCTTGTAAAGCCACAAGCGTCATAATGTTTAAAACCGTCACCAGTCCATTCTAAATTCCACCCATCAAAGTTTAAGAATTTAACAACAGCTTGTTCAAGTTTCTTTATTTTATCAATGCCCATTATTCCATACTACATTTAATTCTTTAATCCATTTATTAATTAGCTTGGGTGAACAGGTACAAGGATTTGGTAAATTATGTTTGTAGTAGGAACGGTGCAGGTTACAAACCATTTCAAATTCTTTACGGTTAATTGTTGATCTTTTTGAAAGCCTAAATTCTTCCCATTGTTTGAAATCATAATCGTTAAATTTTACCATCTATTTATTTTTATTTCATTGAACTTTTTTCTGCGTTTATCACAATTACATTTAGTGCCACGCATCTTATGGTATTTATCTACAAGAAACTTAATGCCTGTATATGTTGTGAAGTAATGTATTAAATCTCCTAATCTCATAATAATTCTTTTATATTATTTAATTTATTGTTTTTTATAAAATAACCATCTGTTTTAAGTAAAAATTTAGTTCCATTATTTCTTAATCTTTCTGTTCCTTTAGGAATAAAATCTGATCTTTCTAATAATTGACTTTTTGTAACCCAACCACATATTTGTAATATATTTTTTCTTTTATTAATAGAATTAAAAATATAAATTTCACAATCAAAATTCTTTTGAAATGCTATTAAATGATGAACATAATCATCTTTCATATTTACATTTCTTCCCATTGTTTTAACATCTGTTTTATTTTCATTATATATAAAATCATAACCACCATCAAAACCATTTATAAACTTATGTTCTATATTAAATAATTTCTTTGTTAATACTTCTCCAATTAAACCTACTAATTGATTTTCTTTGTTTCCATTAGCAGAATGTCTATTACCCATATTATTTTTTTGTAGATAATTCCAACATTTTAATTTTAGATCTTTTGGAATATCAATATTCATAATAATTTTTTTAATTTCTGTACTACTTTTTTATAAGTGTTGTATAATGAATAATAAGGTATGCCAGATTTTCTTGAAAGTTCTGCTATTGATTCACCACCTTCAATTATTTGGAATATCTTTTTATCATACCAATACATATTATTTAATTCGTTTTGTATTTCTGCATATACTTCATCATAATTTTCACAATCAAAATCAGATAAATGATTCCTTACATTCTCAAGTTCTATAATTTGTACTTTAGATTCTTTACGTTTTAAATCTAAAAACAATGTTTTAAGTGTTTTAAATATATAATAGTAATTATAATCTGTTTCACCAAAATCAATATTTAAGCCATTCTTGATTTTCTTATCTATTTTGATATACATTTCTTGAACAATATCTTCTGCTGTTTCTTTATTGCAGCCAAAAGAACTTACAATGTCAATCCAAACTTGGTGTTTGTTAAATATATCCGATAAGCAATTCTTCATAGTTATTTAGTTTGTTAGAGGATCGTATAAATCCCCTACTATTTCAGGTAGTCCTATTTCATTTACCTTAAAACTAAATGTTTCAAATGAATAACCCCTACTGCGTTTGCACTTTACGGTTATCCAATCTTTGTTTACTGTATTTGCTTGAAGTTGTATTTGGCACTCACTTTTTTTCTCAAGGAAACTACCCAAATGTCCTGTGGGCTTGTCTGAACCAAAGTTAGAATGAATCACACACATAATATGAATATTATATTTTGCTGACCATTCCATAAGTTTTTGCACACAAGCATTAGATTCTTCTAAATTATTTACATCTGAAACCAAATCTGCGATTCCATCTAAAATTAAAAGCCCTGCGTTTTCAACTTTGTGTTCTAAACAATATTCTATAAATTGTATTCTTTGTTTATAGCCTATTGATCTTAATCCAAATGTATAATAATTTTTTGAATAATCAACACTATTCATATCTAAAACCTTTTTAAACACCTTTTGGCAATGCCATTTGCCTTGTTCGGTGTCTATGTGTATAAGGTCTTTGTTTTCACGATGTCCTCTTAAACCACCCCCAAAATTGTTTTTAGCACCTAAATAGACAGAAGCTAATAATGATACTAAAAATGTTTTCTTTGTTTTAGGTGGTGCTTGTATAAAACTAAAGTTACCATAAGTACCTATTGGAATTGGCAATAGATAATCTTTGTTCTTTGTTTTAAGTAATGTTTCACCAAGTGATAAAGCAACTGGAGGATAATCAATAGATTCTTTAGGATCTACTTTACAATCATCTTCAATTGATTGCATTATAAGGAATTGTTCTGTTTGTTGTTCGTCTAATCGTAATTGCATTTACATAAATATATAAAAAAAAGGGGTGTATTAGACCCCTTTAAAAAAAATGTTTTTTAAAATATTAAAATGGTAGGTCGTTAGATACAGCTGGTGTGTTTACTGCTACTTCTTTTTCAGCTAATTTAATAATGTCATTAGTCCATACTACTTTACCATTACCAAGATAGTTTCTTTGTACTTTAGCTTCACGTTCTTCTTTTGTTTGTGAATCCATAATAGCTACGTTATTTCCGTATCTTGTGTCATCGTTTAAAGATATTGTAAGGTTATAGTAAACTGCACCGTCTTTACCTTTAATGAATTTTTCTTTAGGTAGTTTATCTACTCTAATACTTGCATTGATAATTGCACTCATAATTTATTGGTTTTTAATTTTAGTTAATAATTCTTCTTTAGAAGTTTTCTTTTTAAATGATTCAGATTCATCTTCTGACATTACACCAAGTTCGTAAAACCCTGAAAGTTTTAAAACCCCCCTACTCATAGCACGTTTTTCTGCCATTTCAGCTACATACCAAGAATTTGTAGACCCATCTTTAAAACCTACACCTTTTAATGCAGATCCAAATGTTTCAATTTTTGAATCACCTTTTGTTGCAATAGCCTTAAATACTGCAAAGTTTGGTTCACACTTAATTACATCATAAGAAATATTAATTTGTGCTTTAGCTTGTATGGCATCTATTCCTGCTCTTGTAATTATAGTGTAGTGTTGATGTTTAAAAAAATGGTTTGGGTTTAATTCGTACTTCTCATAAAGTTCTTTTAGTTTTTCTTTGTTCATAATGTCAATTCGTTTTGTTGTGATACTTCTAATTTTGCTTCTAAAACGTCTTTAGCTTGTAAAGTAAATTCTAAATGTTTTTTTAGCTTTTGGATTTCTTTTTCCTTTTGTTTAATGAAGTTTTGATAGAAACCTACTTGAACATAATGTTCCTGATAAGATATTGTTCGTTCCATATAATTGTATTTATTTTATATAAAACTAACAATTTATTTAATAACTACCAAAAAAAAAAGGGGCTAATTTAATTAACCCCCTTTTTCTAAATACAAATTGAAACAGAACTTCTCAAATATAAAAACTATATAAGGTCTTTTATTAACAAATTATATTTATTTATTAAATCTTCTATTTCATCATAAGAATACTTTGTTATTTGTTTTGCTTTATAGTAAAGTGATTCAGAACATCCTGATCCATATTCAAGATCTAAATTTTTCCCAAAAATAAACTGTTCACCATATTTAAACACATTGCACCCTGCACATTGTACTTGACAATTTATTTCATCCCAACGTGTAGAATAGTGTTTACGAGATTGAAAATGCCCACATTGTAAGCGTTTCCAATGATCTTTTTTGCCACAAGTAAAACATTGAGAAATTTCATTTATAGCAAATCTTTGTCTTATATATAAACTAAATACTTTGTCAAGTTTTTTAATTAGTTTACTTCTTGCTATTTTTTTCATTAGTTGGCATTACATTATTGCATTTTCTACACAAATAATAGAAACCATTTTGATTGCTACCTAAATATAACATTTTTATTTTACACTTTTTACACTTCATATATTATAACTAAAAAGAAAGAAAAAGAAAAACGACAAAAAGAAAAAGAAAGAAAAAAGCCTACAAAAAAGAAATAATTTAAGTGCCTGATCCAAGCACCTTCCGTCTTTATTAGGTTGTGCAAGTTTTGCTATAAGCCAGACAAATATATAAAAATTTATTAAACTTTACTTTCTCATTATTTTAGCTGTTTTTTCTATACCTCTTGATGTGAAATAAAACCCTAAACTCATTATAACTATTTGCCCAAGCAAATCTACATACTGATTAGCTATATTAAATTCTCCTATGTTTCCGTCTGTAATTGCAAACAAAGTATATAAAACTAAAGAAAATATAGTTAGCAAAGGTCGTATGTTTTTACTTAACCAACTATCAGAAGCCATATCGTTAGCGTGTCTTGATGTAATTTCTTTTTCTAAATTAAGTTCTGCTTTAATAAATACTTCTTGCATCTCTTTTTCAAATTGTGCTTTTTCAACTTTACTAAAAGTATGCTTGTCTATTATTCCAGAAATTTTTTCTGCTATATTACCTCCTGTTGTTCCAAATAGTTTTGCTAAAATATTTTTCATTATTGCTTTAATTTAACCTTACTTTTATTTACATCTAATCTTGATATATCTTTTGTTTCTGCTTTTGTTTTTATGTTGTTATTAGAATTGTTTTTTTCAACATAAATAGGTTGGTTATTTCTATAATTTCTATTCCAGTTACTGTTATACCAATTATCATAGTATCGTGGGTAATTGGGGTATGATACTACGTTATAATAAACATTTGGTCTAATCATATTGATAGGAAGCCTTAATGTATCTCCTTGTTCTGTAACTGCTAAAACGTGAGTAATTTGAATTTTAGGTTTTGTGTTGTAAGTTCCACAACTAACTATAAAAAATAATATTATTAATATTCTCATTTTTCTAAATGTATTATGTTAACTCTATTTTGTATTTCTTCTTTTGTTGCTTCTACTTTGAAACTTAAACCTGCCTTCCATTGACCACGAGGTTTACCATATTTATCAAGTAAAATAATAGTAGGTACTGATTTAATTTGTGCTTTCATTGAAGGAACTAAATCTTCTAATAAAGCCATTTTAATTTTACAATTTTTAATTCCTTTTAAATCATAATTATTTGATTGATTCCATTTTGCGTTTATGTGTAGTAAGGTCATATCTTGTGCATTACCTATTGAACACAATAACAAAACAAACAATACATATATTAAATGTTTCATCTTCTATAAACTTTATTTTCTAAATCTTTTATTGCTTCTTTATTTTCTTCAATATCCTCTTTCATATTTTCTGTTAGCTTGTCAATTTGTATAACATTATTTCTAATTAATTCGTCTTTTAATTGGAACTCCATTCTTTGTACAAATTCATCTCCACTAAACCCCTCAATTTTATTGTTTAGGTCTTGTATATCTCCTTGTAAAGTAAACCACATACTTGCTAAAGAAACTGCACCACCAACAAGCATTGCAATAGTTTTTAAATCTAATTGTACGTTTGTATCTTCACTAATCTTTGTTGCCATTTTATTATTTGTTTCTGTATTCATTATAGCATATTGCTACAGCTTGTTTTTCTGGATGATACTTCATTAATTGCGGTACGCATCTTGTCATATAATCACTTTGTTTTTCTCCTTGTTTCTTTTTAGGTATAGGCATCGTTATAAAATTTAAAATGTAACACAATAAAAATCACATATATATTTAATTCAGAAAAATTAGTAGTTTCATCTTCTGGTAAATAACTAAAACCAACTAAAATTCCTAAAGCAAATCTTTCAATTATAGCAAATTCAACTTTTTTCATTTACAACCTTTGCAATCTGTATAAGTATAATATTTGCCTTTACGCTTAATTTCTAAAACGTGTTTTCTGTTTTTCTTTTTATTCCAAGAAACGTGAATCC